GAGACATGGATGATTATACGTCAGGATTAACCAACTAAAATGAATATAAATAATGAGCGTATGGTATCAAATGGGACAAGCAGTAAGAAACGTTTTAACAACTCTATCAAACAAAGCGATATTAGACACAGAGAGTAACATCCAAGCTAGGACTGGTGATGAACTAGGAGCGATGGCTTTTGCTACAGATACAAGTAAACTCTATGTTTATACAAGTAGTGGTTGGGTACACGCTCAATAACTTTGACACTTATTTAATTATAACTTAAAACTAAATACACAATGGCAAACATTCTACAACAGATCGGTACAGTAGTTAAAAGCAAGCTTGATGATAAAGTCGATAAGACTGATGCAACAGGTGACTTTATTAAGGCTGTACTAGGAATAGACACTGACACAACAACACCAACAGTTGCACTTGAATCCGATATAACTACAAGGACAGGAGATGCTAACGGCACTTTGTTCTTTGGTTCTGACTCCGCTGACTTCTATGTCTATAACGGAGGAACTTGGTATCAATTCAACAACTCTTAAAACAATATAATATGAGCGATATAGCATTAATTAATGACTCCCAGCAATCTGCGATTGTAACTAATGGGATAGGTAAGAATGGAGAGATATACATGAAGGCAGCTGGCAGTACGGACGCTGGTGCTCTTGTTGTATATGACGCAGGTAATTGGAGGAAGTTTGCAGATGAAGCTAGTTCCTATAGTAATGCCTACAGTGTAGACTTAGATGGCACTGATGATGTCATAAATGTAGGGAATATTACTGCAATCAACTCCGCTAGTAATATAAGTATTTCGGGTTGGTTTAACGCATCAAATTTTCCACACTCTAGTTATAATTCGTTATGGGGAGGCGGTGCAGGATCAGGTCAACACACAAGTCGCTTTTGGCTTTCGTGCAACAACGGTTCATCGTTTAGGATTTTCTTCGGCACATCGACTAATTATGCTTTTTCATATACAATCTCAACGGGTCAATGGTATCATGTAGTTTTCACGATTGATGGCTCTACAGCTAAACTTTATGTAAACGGTAGCCAAGCAGGATCAACAATCACTAACGCACCTTCATTGACTTCCGAAAGTGGTAATAATTTTGAATTTGGAGGCAACCCAACCTATCGTCCATATTTGTGGGAAGGTCTGATTGACGAAACCGCAATATTCAACTCAACCCTTTCATCGTCAGATGTAACAACCATATATAACAGTGGAGTACCTGCTCCTTTAACTTCTTACTCACCAGTAGGTTGGTGGAGAATGGGAGAGAATGATGGAGGTACAGGAACTACTATTACAGACCAAGGGTCTGGAGGTAACGACGGCACACTTACAAACGGTCCTACATTCTCCTCAAGCGTTCCTTCCTAACTTTTAAAATACTATGAGCAGACAATATGTAATATTAAACGCATCCGAAGTGGACACTGTTAACTTTGATGATGTACTAGAAACTAGTGTAGATACTCTTCGTTATAGCGTAGACGGTTCAGAAACCTTTGTTAAATATGAAGGAGCTAAACCTCGAAGCCTATACGGAAAAGATACACTTTCACACACCGCTATGCTTACCGTATTAAACGGTGAAGCTTGGACACAAGAACTTGAGGAACTATAAGACATGGCTACTTTAAATACAGTTACATCTTCCACTCGCCCAGCATCTCCTACAGCAGGGGAAGCTTACTTTGAAACGGATACTAATAAGATCATTGTTTGGAATGGCACATCTTGGACTGAGATTGTTTCCGACGGCACTCTTTAACACCTTAGGACTTACCTCCTATCATTAACAATAACTAAAAACATATAATACTATGCCAGTAGATAATACATCTATATTCTATAAAATCGGTCAGTCTACAAAGTCTGCGATTGCTGTAGAAGAAACAAGAGCATTGGCTGCAGAAGCAGTCTTGCAAACGAACATCACCTCTGAAGCTTCCTCAAGAGCCAGTGCTGATACTACCCTTCAAAGCAATATTGACACTGAGGCTTCAAGTCGAGTAAGTGCTGATAATACATTGCAAAGCAACATCACTGCTGAAGCTTCTTCGAGAACTTCTGCTGACTCTGCTTTACAAAGTGAAATCGACGCTACTCAAAGTGGTGCTGGTCTTGGAACAGGTGGTTCTTATACTGCTAACTCCTCTACTAACTACCTTGCTTCCGTAGGTAACTTGGTTGCAGCTGATGAAGCTCTTGACTCACAAGCTAAAACAAATGCTGACGCTATCTCTTCTGAAGCTAGTTCACGTGCATCTGCTGATTCCGCTTTACAAGCTGAGATAGACGCAGAAGAAACAGCTCGTGCAGCAGCCGACAGTACTCTTCAATCTAACATTACTTCCGAAGCTTCTTCTCGTGCGAGTGCTGACTCTGCTCTTCAAGCTGAAATTGATGCTGAAGAAACTGCTAGAGCTTCCGCTGATACGACTCTTCAAAGTAACATTGATACCGAAGCAACCAGTCGTGCATCCGCTGACACAACCTTACAGTCAAACATTGACTCCGAGGAAACTGCTCGTATAGCTGCTGTTTCTGGTGAAGCTACTGCACGTAGTGCTGCTGATACAACACTTCAATCGAACATCGATAGTGAAGCTACAACAGCTCGTTCTGCTGAGGCTGCTCTTGATGCTGCTAAAGCTAACCTTAGTGGTGCTGCTTTTTCGGGTGCTGTAAGTGGTACTGATCTTACCCTTAGTGGTAACTTGACTGTTAACGGTACAACTACTTCCGTTCAAACAACTAACTCCGAGATTAAAGATTCGATTCTTTTAATCAATGACGGAGCTGGTGATTCTACTAACAACTCCAACGATGCTGGTCTTATTATCGAGCGTGGTTCTGGAGATGGTGGAAACATTGCTGCTATCTACGACGAAGGTCAAGATATGTTTGCTTTCTATAAAACATCCGCTGGTTCTACTTCTGTTGACATCTCTGATGATGACTCAAGTGCTGAACTTATCGACGTTAACTGTAACGACGTGGTTCTTGGAGACGGTAACAATCTTGGTGATTTAGCAGACTTTACTGCTGCAATGGCGTAAGACTGTCATGGCGAAAAGTAAAAAGAGTTCTTCTATTACGATTCGTCTTCCCGATGACTTACAAAAAGCAGAGGTCGCTGGTATAGCTAAAAAGTTAAATATCAGCACCTCTGCTCTAGTAAGTGGGTGGATCAACGAAATACTGAAGAGTTTAAAGAGAGAGAGTTAATATGAAAACGCAAGAAGAATTAGGTGAGTTACAAGTTCTACTAACAGATACTTTAAAGAAGGGTATCAAGCTGATGCACGTCACTGAGGAATATAATCCTTCCCTTCTTAACTGTGCTAGACAACTACTCAAGGATAACGATGTTGTTCTTATGAGCGGTAAAGATACTCCACTTAATGACTTGCTAGGAGAGGTTCTACCTTTCGAAGAAGACCCAGAATTAAAACAGAAACTATAACATCAAAAGAGAGATAAAGTAGGGTCATCGCTGAGTATTCGGAGGTGACCCTCTTTTGTTACAATGGCAAATAAACTAGCACAACTAAAAGACTTCCGTAACTTCCTGTACATAGTTTGGAAACATCTTAACCTACCTGATCCTACACCACTACAATACGACATAGCTGACTTCATGCAACACGGTCCTAAGCGATCTGTTATCATGGCATTCCGTGGCGTAGGTAAATCCTGGATATGTTCTGCCTATGCTGTGCATCAACTCCTACTAGACCCAACTAAGAACATCCTTGTTGTATCTGCGTCTAAGAACCGTGCTGATGACTTCTCCACCTTTACACTCAAGATCATACACGACATTCCTGTCTTACAAGGACTAATCCCTAAGAACGATCAAAGGTTCTCTAAGATCGCTTTTGACGTAGGACCTGCTCCAGCTGCTCACGCACCTTCCGTTAAGTCCCTCGGTATCTCCTCTCAGTTAACAGGTAGCCGTGCTGACATCATCATTGCAGACGATATAGAAGTACCTAACAACTCTGCTACTCAAGGTATGCGTGATAAGCTCGATGAACAAGTAAAAGAGTTTGAAGCTATTATAAAGCCCTTAGACACCTCTAGGATTCTCTTTCTAGGCACACCTCAATGCGAGGACTCTATCTATAACAAACTGCGTGAGAGAGGCTATGACGCTCGTATATGGACCTCTGAGTACCCACAGCAAGACTTAGTGTTAAAGAACTACGACAATGACATAGCCCCTTTCCTACAAGAACAGATAACAGAAGAGACAGTAGGACACACCACAGAGCCTCTTAGGTTCTCTGATATGGACCTAGAAGAGCGTAAGCTCTCTTATGGACGTACAGGGTATGCTTTACAGTTCATGCTTAATCCTAGGCTATCTGACGCTGATAGGTATCCTTTGAAGATTAACGATCTTATTATAACAGATATTGATAGTGACCTAGCTCCTGAGAAGATTATATGGTCCAGTGATCCTGATAACGAAAACAAAGACCTTCCCAATGTAGGACTAGGTGGAGATCGATACCACAGGCCTTCTAAGACTTTAGGGGACATGGTAGAGTACACTGGTTCTGTTTTGTCTATTGACCCTAGTGGTAGAGGAAAGGATGAAACAGGGTACGCTGTAGTTAAGATGCTTAACGGTCAACTCTTTGTTCCTGATGCTGGTGGGCTAAAAGGTGGGTACGATGAGCAAACTCTTAAACAACTAGTACACATCGCTCAAACAAACAAGGTTAACAAGATTATTATAGAGTCTAACTTTGGTGATGGTATGTTCATGGAACTACTTAAACCTATCCTTATGACTTCCTACCCTTGTTCTGTTGAAGAAGTAAGACACTCTAAACAAAAAGAACTTAGAATCATTGATGTCCTTGAACCTGTCCTTAATCAACATAAACTAATTGTAGACCCTTCTGTTGTTACTAAAGACTATAAGAGTGCTCAAGGGTATCCTATAGAACATCAAGCTAAGTATATGTTATTCTATCAACTTAGTCGTATAACAAAAGATAAAGGCTCTCTTAATCATGATGATAGATTAGATGCTCTTTCTATTGCTGTTAACTATTGGGTAGAACAAATGAATCAATCTGTAGACAATAACATTAACTCCAGGAAACAAGAACTAATGGATCAAGAGTTAACATCCTTTACTGATTCATTTCATAAGAGAAGTCTTAAAGGTCCTAGGGCTATGCTGTGGTCGTAGCTACGCTACTCCTATTAACATATCTTTACATCTTAGTGATTAATATAGGTGCTTCGGTAGTTAGTGTAAATACATAAGTATAAAGAACTTATAAGAAAAGGGTCGACCCTGACGAAGACCCTTCCTTTTATAAAAGCTATGATAACTAGTTATTGTAGGTCTTTAGACACACCTATCCTTAAAAAGCTTTTTGTTATTAAAGAAATATTAAAGGACAGGGTATTCTTGTTTTCATGATCTAAGAAGGAGAAGAACGAAGTATCGACTTCTTTAGTTTAAGTCATTATGATTCTTTAATACCTTACTTTTTAATATACACCTCGAGGAGGTCTTAATAAAACATTATAATCGATTTTCAGATTTGTAAAGCCTTAAATTTCAAGATATGGACATAGATACTCAGACAGACTTGTTAACCAACGACTTATGTAATTTAATAAATCGTTATAAAGGGGAGTTCGAATTGAATGACCAAACAATCATAGGAGTCCTGGAGTTCATTAAATATGATCTTCTAGCTATGAGTGTTATTGAATTTGATGCAGACTTTGAAGTAGATGAAGAGGACGAAGAAGAACAGGAATAGTTTATCGGCATTAGAAATTTTCTATTTAACATTTAGTTGAAAAAATTTGAAGGGGTTACGCTATATACGCGATCACATCAACTCCCCGATGCCACCCTATAAAATCTCTGTGGGGGGAGCTATTGCTAAAATTAATGTCATAAGTCGTTGATAGTCAACACCGTTCGTACAATATAGATTATGTCTAATTGCTGATAATCAACGACTTAGGGAATACTAGAGCTATGTTATAGTATCCAACGCAAATCAACAGATCAACAGGGTTAAATGCGATTACTTGCTATCGATAATGCGTTATCACTTGTAAATTTGTATTTCCTTTTTCGTTTAATTTTCAATCTATATTGAAATCATTGAAATCTATTACAGTCTATTGAATCCTTGATAAACACTACAAACTCAATCTCAATCTTTTCATCAAGTCCTGCCAGTTATAGACTTGCAACACTGACCTTCGCTTTACTGTCATTTCATCAATAAAACTATAAAATTTATTTTACTTTTTAAATCATTGTAAATCAGTACTTTAGCTATCACATGACAAATAATTCTCGCTAAAGTTTTTTATTTCTGATCTAACTATGATCTTCTACTTATTATCAATTAATCAAATAAAACATCACATGAAAACTATTCACTACACTAAATCAGCGTTAGAATCAGAAAAAGCCCTTTATGTACATTATCAATCGGATTGCATGGATTTTGAGGATTGCGAACGGTGGCAATTAAGTATTGATGCCCTAAACGAGGCTTTGCGGTGCGGTAAAGGTTATAACCAAGCTAAAGGCTTCACTTATGTTATGGATTCTTCAAACTTTATCAATGAGCCTATTAATGATTGCGATATCGGATTAAATATTCTTAAAAACTCTTAACCAAATAGAAAAAACAAAATGAAAAAACCAAACCACCAAACCTCGGACATAGAAGAAATGTTCGAATCACTTAAAGCTTCACGCAAAGAACAGGCGATTGTATGGCTTGTTAGTCCAGTAATTGTTCTTGCAACATGGGCAACTCTTATCTTTATCTGTTCATTATGAGCGTTACAGAATACATAGACGAGACTGCCTTTGTGTACAGAATTGTAAGTGATTACAAGGAAGTATACATAGAGTGGCATCTTAAGGACTTGCCTCACCTATTTACAGGGCGAGCTAGTAGTCACGAAGAAAAGATCGAGCAATATAAATCGGTCTTGAAAGAACTTAAAAAATTAAAACAATGAGCCTAGAAATGTTACTAATGTTTATGTTAATCTTCTTGCTGAGTCTTGATATAAAGACTAGCTCATGAAGATTTGTAATCAATGTGGAATGACCTTGCGAGGTATGGACCGAGAGGGTGATATATGTTTAACTTGCCTTTCCTCTTTGACTCCTCATTGTAGCTTCGATCAAGGCTATAGTACCATTGAGGGAGCTATACGACAAACAACCGACAACCCTATGAGGACTGAGATAACACCTAAAGATTTTAAATATATAAACCAACCTAGAAATATGATAGAAGAAACCATGCACTACATTATGACCGAGCACTTTAAAGGAGTGCTTGACCCTGACCATAAATACTTTGAACTGTACCTGTCCTTACAGAAACTACTGGAGGAATATAACAATGATTGATTTTACAAAATATATAGACAGAGAGAAATTACTTATCGATGCGATAAAAGATAGGTTACTAAACATTGGAGAGAGTAGTGCTCAGTGGGTATATGATAATTGCTTTCCTATGGA